AGCGTAAACCTAAAGCAACTACTGATGGCAATAACAATTCATCACACGGCAGGAGCAGCTAACGCAAATAGTTACATCTCACTTGCAGAAGCAAATGAACTGATCGAAGGTTTAGTTGCTGATGATGATGTAATTGCGTGGGAAGCTGGTTCAACAAGTGACGACTACAGAAATCGTGCGCTTTACAGTGCTGCACAACGGATTGATCGTGAAAGATTTCTAGGTGCTAGGGCAACAGACACTCAATCAATGCAATGGCCCAGAACTGGAGTAAGGAAGCCAGACACTTATATAAATACTTATGCAACTGGGTTTCCTTTCCGTATTACAACTGATTATTTTACAGACACAGAAATACCTGATCAATTGAAGAAAGCACAGGCCGTATTAGCTGCTTACCTGAATAACAATAAAGACGGTCTTGGGCTTAGTGGATTAGAGGATTATCAGAACATAAAAGTTGGATCTTTGGATGCAACTCCAAATTTTTACGGTGCTGTTGGTGCTGATCGTGTACCACCAATGTTTGAAAGATACTTCACAGGTATTAGAATTAGTGGACCTGGAAACATCGCTGTAAAACGAAGCTAATGGGAACCTCTTATCCTGCTGCACTCATCATCACAAACACGTCTGCTCAGACAGGTCGATTTGGCAAAATTCATGCATTAGAAGATGCCGTGATGACTTTAGTTAGTCCTAATGTCACAGAGAATGGATCTTCTACTGTTTCAGCTATCCCTATCAAACATGGAAGTGAAGTAGAAGGAATTTTTACAAGTATTACGTTAGCTAGTGGTACTGTTGTCGCTTATAGAATCTGATGCCAGTAAAACCTAAAGGCTTTAGAAAAGCAGCAAGCAAAGTTCTCAAGGCTGTAGGTGGTAATGTTACGATTCGTAAAGTCACAGGAAGTGCTTACAATACAACTACAGGTGCTATGGGAGAGACAACCGCAGATACAACTGTTAAAGGTTTTGTTGAAGGTGTTTCTAAAAGAGAAGTAGGCGAATTAATAAAAGCAACTGACAGGCGTTTGACAATTGCTGCATCTGATTTGAATTACACACCGACTGTTTCAGATCGAGTTGTTATTAGTTCTACAGTTCATCAAATTATTAGGATTGAAACAACAGAACAAGGTAATACTGCTATTAGTCATGAATTAATTCTGAGGTCGTAATGGCTAAAAAGATCCGCATTGACCAGATAGGAGACTTTGCAGAAGAAGCTTATGATGCAATGCTTAGAGAAGTGGTGTTATTAGCTGATCAAAAAATCAAATTAGGAACACCATTTGATACAGGTCGATTAAGAGCGAATTGGCAAGTTGCAGAAACTTCTGAATCTGGAACATCTACCTTGCTACCTGGGAAATACCCTTCCACTCCGCCTATTAAAAAAGTTAATTACACAAAAGAAAAAATAGGTAAAAATTATTTTATTTTAAATAATCTTCCTTATGCTGAACCGAATGTTTTAGGAACAAATCTTCCAAAGTCATGGGGCGGCCAATTTAGAAGTAGAGAAAATAAAGTATCAAAAGGTTGGTTCCAACAAGTAGCAAAAGAAGTTGCTGATTTTGCTAAGTCCATCAAATACAAAGGATAATGAGCAGCACTTTCAACGATGTCAGAGCAGCCATAGAAGGCCGCATTGCGACAGAGATGGCATTAAGTCCTGCTTATCCTGTTAGCTATCAAAACGCCCCATTCACGCCGCCTAATAACACCCCTTGGATTGCTGTTTATCTTTTGTTTGGTCAAAATAATTATGCAACTTTAGAAGCACCTACTACTGGCAAATCATTTAACAGGCAAACAGGAACTTTAACGATTGATATTTTTACACCTGCTGGAGTTGGTGCTGGAGCTAATTACACCATTGGTGAAAGAGTAAAAGATAAGTTTGACAGAGCAAAGTTTAGTAGTCTTATTTTTGATCCTTGTTCTGGATTAGCTACAATAAGACCAGCAGAGCAAGAAGCGTTCTTTCAAACGCAATTCTCAGCTACATTTGACGCATACTTAGACTAAATCCAATGGCTGTTACTGTTTTATCAGGTACGTCTGGAGCCTTGTACTACAAACCTGCTGGTACTACAGGAACATTCGGACCTTCCAATGTCGTCATAAATGACGAAACTATGGCTGTTCAAACTTACTTGAATCTAAAAGTAGGTGATCCAGTTAAGTTTCAAGTTATTGATTCTTCTACAGGAGGATCAGGAACAGGAACTTTACCTGCTGGCTTAACTGCTGGTACAACTTATTACGTTAGTTCTTACACCGCAAGCAGTGGACTTTTAAAAGTTTCAGCAACTAATGGTGGTTCTGATGTAAACATAACCAACACTGGAACAGCAGCAGCTCCAAACAAATTTGAGGTTTATTACAACGATTATGCTTCAGTCGGGCAAGTTCAAAACTGGTCTTTTGAAATTTCCAGAAGTGAAATTGATGTAACCACAATTGGTCAATCAGTTGGTCAATACGCACCATTTAAAACTTATATCTCAGGTTTTGCTGATGGTGAAGGTTCTGCCAGCGTGTATATCACCAATGAAGATTCAACTTTGGCTAATCGTTTAGTTGAAGATGTTATTCAACGTCAGCAAGACGGGGCAGCATTTAAGCTTTATCAAGATAAGCAAGGTACAGAAGCATTAAGTCGCAGTATTGCTATGGACGCTGTTTTACTTTCTGCAAGTTTCTCTGTTAACCCAGATGATGCACAGATGGTTGAGGTTAATTTTAGACCTAATAACGTACCAAGTTTCGACTTTAGTACTACTTCATAGTCGGTTTATACCCCTTCGCCTTGTTGCCTAGGGGTTTTTTAATGCGTACAGTTATAAAGCAAACAGAATTACCCTTTATGGCTACCGCCAAAACTAAGCTTAATCCGTTAGATCGGCTGAAGAAAGCATCTAATTTAACTGCTGAAAAGAAAGTCGTAAAACTAACAGATGGTACAGAGTTCGAGTTTTGGTGTGCTCCTATGACAATGGCTGAAAGGGAGCAAGCAATGAAAGGAACAAAAGATGATGCTAATGCTTTTGCTATTCGTTTATTTGTTCGGAAGGCTGCCCATGAAGATGGTCGAAGGATGTTTGCAGCAGGTCAAATTGATGAATTGAAACATGAAGTTAGTGCAGAAAACATGGATCGTTTAATGCTTGCAATGTTACCAACAACAGAGGAAGAGGATGATCTTGACCCAAAAGATTAAAGGAAGCTCTTAAAAAAGATAATTTTTTACAGCTTCAATTAGGTGTAGCGAAAGAGTTGGGTTATACCTTGCAAGAATTAAATAAAAAAATTACTTTAGAAGAATTATTTTTATGGTCGGCTTATTTTGATCTTTTAAACGAGGAACAGGAAAAAAGTATAAGAAGGAGCAAATACAGCTAAGATCTAGGCATAACGAAAGGAACTCGTGGCTCTTGCTTCAGTAAAACTTGAATTACTTACAGGGCAAGCGGAAAGATCTGCAAGAAGATTGCAAGATAGAACAAATGAATTGTCAAAAAGATTTCGAGATGTAAAAAATCGTTCTAATGCTGCTGGTAATAGGATTCAGAAATTTGGTAGGCAATCAGCAATAGCAAGTCGAGGTGTAAACAGGTTAGGAGCTTCAGTCCGAAAATTATTAACAGGGTTGGCTTTATTGCAATCAGCCCGTTTTATCATTGGGAGTGGTGCTCAGTTAGAAACACAACGAAGAAGTTTAGAGGTCTTAACGGGTTCATTGGTTAAAACAAATGAAATAATAAAAGAACTTCAAGCTTTCGGTGCTGTCACACCTTTTAAGAGTTCAGAATTAATTGATACGGCAAAAAGATTAAAAGCTTTTGGTTTTGAAACAGATAAAATAGTTGATGTAACAAAAAGGCTTGGAGACATTGCAGGAGCTACTGGCTCTGACCTTAATGGGATAGCAACAGCTTTTGGTCAGATACAAGCAAAGGGAAAATTACAACAGGAAGAAAATTTACAACTTTTAGAAAGAGGAGTTGATATTACAAGCGAATTGAAGAAGATAACAGGTTTACAAGGAACAGAATTTGAATCAGCAATGAGAAAAGGAAAAATATCTTCTGAGTTAGTCAATCAAGCTTTAATAAACCTTACTGAAACAGGAGGTCAATATGCTGGAGGTGCTGTTGCTCAAAGTACAACATTAGCTGGTAAATTTAGTACATTAATTGACAACATAGAAAGGCTTGCACAAAAGCTTTCAGAAGTTTTAGAACCTGCTTTGAAAAAGATTTTAGATACTGCCAACCGAGCTTTAGGAGCTATTAATAAATTATTATCAAGTCAATTCACCCGTGATTTAGCAGGATTGCGTGCTGCTTTAGGTTTTTCTCCTGGAGGAACATTTAGTGATTTAAAAAATATTCAAACATTTGCAGAAAATATACAACCGTTAGGGTTAACGCCATCAACAATTGATGAAATGGTTGCTCAATTAAGAGGAACAAAAGAAGATATTATAGATGTTGTAAATAGAATTAATCAAAATAATGTTTTCGGTAGACCTTTTAAGTTGACCGACAGCGAAGAAGAACAAAGAACCAAAACACAGGTTGCTTTAACAAAAAAAATTAATGACCTTTTAGAAAGAAAACAAGTTTTATTAAAGACAAATCAAAATATAATAAAGGAAACACTGGGAGAAACAGACAAAGCTGCGGTCAAATGGGAGCAGATCAGGGAAACGATTGCGAGTGGTTTAACAAGTGCAGTTGAAGGATTAATAGCTGGAACAAAAACATTAGGTGAAGCGTTAGCTGGTATTGCTAAATCAATTGCAAGTATGTACTTGAAAGCAGCATTTATGAATATGTTGCCTGGGCTTCCTGGAAAAGCAGAAGGAGGATACATGGCAAACGGCATTAAGCCATTTGCTTCAGGAGGTATGGCGACAAGACCAACTCTTGGACTTGTAGGAGAGGCCGGAGAAGACGAATACATAATTCCTGCATCAAAGATGGCATCAAGTATGCAACGCTACTCAGCAGGTGCTAGAGGTGAAGCTGTAATTCCTGGTACTGGTTCGTCTTATGCAGGTGGCGGTGCAGGAGGATCTACTACTGTTAATTACTCTGGGCCTATTCTTAACTTCAACTCTGAAGAGTTTGTTCCTAAGTCTGCTGTTGGTC